TGCAACGATTGCTATTGACGGCGGTTTGATCCCGTCTATGCGTGCTAAACGATCACCGCTTTTGAGCGCGTGGTCTACTTCTGGCACAGAAGCCAGTACAGCGTTTTTGCGCTGGCGAGAACAAGGTCTACGGTCAATAGACAAGGGTGAAGCAACCTCGCTTTACATGGCTGAATGGTCACCGCCGCCAGATCTAGACCCGAACACGCCTGCCGCATGGTGCTACGCAAACCCTGCATTAGGTCATGGCACTATTGAGATGGCAACCATACAAGCCGAATCGGAGAACCCTGATCGAGCGCAATTCCTACGCGCCTCGGTGAACTTGTGGGTAGCCAGCGACAAAGGTTGGATCTCATCAGGCATATGGCCTGCTCTTAAACATGACGGTGACATACCGTTAACAAACTCGGTGATCGCGATAGAAACTTCTATGGATGACGCACGATATTTTGGCGTTCGTGCAGTGCAATTACCTGACCGTAAAACGGCTGTCAAAGTTGAGTTTGTTTGCGACAGTTTTGTACAAGTGATGCTGGAAGTTGATCGACTGGCAACAGATCCGACAGTGAAGTTTGCGATCACGCCTTCAATAGACATTCACTGGCCTGTCAGATTAGAGCCACGCCGAACCATTGTCGGTTACGGCGAGATCTTAAAGTACACGCCAACAGTCAGAAACATGATCAACGAAAAGCGTCTAGTCCATGATGGATCGGCTCAACTTGCTGAACATATCCAGCGTGCAGTAGCAGTCAGATCACAAGGCTCTATTGCATTGTCTAGCCAGCGCTCACCGGGGCCGATTGAGTTGGCACGCTGTACGGTCTGGGCGGCAGCTCTCGCATCAAGGTCACAAATTACAGGGAAACCCGTTATCGCTTTCTCACGGTAACTAGGATCCTTTTGGCACTCGTTCACTTGCTTGTCTATCGTCGGGATACCGCTTGTCGACTGGGCGAGTGCCACCATTAAACGCTGATCTTGTGGCACACTCTTTGTATGGCATTTTTTAACCGTGTAACTAAGGCTGCTATTTCGCCTCAAGATGACAGTTCTATCAAGGCTGCCGCTGGCGGTACTTACACAAATTACGGATCTAACGCCGCTGGAGAAGCATCCATTGGTCACTATTACTCGTACATCTCTGGCGACGCACGCAATAGAGCAATGGGTGTCAGCACGATTTCAAGGTCACGGGATCTGCTGGCATCCGTTGTCGCCTGCACACCATTAGAGATGTATCAAACGCGCTGGAACGAAATGACAATGGACGAAGAAGAAATTGAAATAGCACCTCGTTCATGGTTGAAGCAACCTGACCCACAACTGACCTATTCGGCATTTATGGCATGGTTGTTTGATGACTTGTTTTTCTTTGGTCGCGCTTTTTTGTGGATCTCATCGCGTACAGCTGACGGATACCCAGCGTCATTTACTCGACTACCAGCCGCAATGGTCAACACATTAGACATGGTTGGCCCAGTATTTGCGTACGGAACATCCAAACAAATCTTTTTTCAAGGTGCAGAAATACCGTATGAAGATGTTGTGCAATTCATTTCACCTATTCAAGGCATCTTGTATCAATCACCACAGATCGTTGCAACATCTTTAGCACTCGAGCAAGCGCGTCTACGAAACGCGACATCAAGTATCCCTGCAGGAATCTTGAAACAAACATCAGGCGAGCCATTGGACGCTGCAGGTTTAGCAGAATTGGCTAGCAGTTTTAACGCGGCACGCATGAACAACCAAACCGCAGCGCTCAATCAATATGTTGACTGGCAACCATCAGGTACAGACCCATCCAAAATGTTGTTATCTGAAGCCGCCGATTTCCAAGCAAAAGAAGCTGCACGACTCTGCAATGTGCCTTTCTTTCTTGCTGGATTAGACATTGGCTCATATTCATACACAAGTAACCAAGGCGCACGCGAAGATCTTTATGTGTTCGGCGCTCGTTCGTACATGAATTGCATTGCAGAAACTTTTTCTATGCAACTTCCGAAAGGCACTTGCGTTCGTTTTGACATCGACGATTATTTGTCAGAGATCCTAGAAACAGAAGAAGACGACATGGATGATATGCCAATGACACCAAACCAAACACCTCAAGGAGTAATGCAATGATCAAACTAATTTCAACAGATCTCACACTTGACGCATCAGCACCAATCGAAGGCGCTGCACCAAAACGCTCGGTGTCTGGAGTCGCAGTTCCCTACGGCGTAGCGGCAACAGTGTCCGACGGTACGAAAGTCATTTTTGAGCCGGGGTCGCTTTCCGCTGAAGGCAAATCCCCAAAGCTCTATATGAACCACGACTCATCACAGGCCGTTGGCATCGTTTCAGAGCGCGTAGACACGCCACAAGGCATGATGTTTACAGCCAAAATCAGCAAAACCGCAGCAGGTGATGAAGCAATGGTCTTGGCTATGGACGGCGTAATTGACTCGGTTTCTGTGGGCGTAAACCCAACCAAATTCAAAATGATGCAAGATGGAACAATGCTTGTACAAGCAGCCGATTGGCTTGAGTTGTCATTGGTAACAGGTCGACCAGCGTTTGCAGATGCGATTATTACACAGGTAGCCGCATCAGCCGATGAGAGTATCCACCACGAAGAACAAATTACAGACAATAATGAAATCCAAGAACCTACACAGGAGAACCCAGTCATGTCCGAAGCAACACCAGTAGAGGCAATCATTCCAACTTCACCAGTCGTTTTTGCAGAAGCAAAACGCGAATTTCGTATGCCATCGGCAGGCGAATACCTCGCAGCAATGCACATCGGTGGCGATACTTTTGCAAAAGTAAACGCTGCTTTCCATGACGCATCACGCCGCAACCAATCAGCAATCGAAGCTGTATCACAAGACTTGACCACCGATACACCGGGTCTTTTGCCAGTTCCAGTTCTTGGGCCACTGTTCCAAAACGTGAACCTGCAGTATCGTCCTGTAGTTAACGCTTTCGGTACTCGCGCAATGCCACAAGGCAGCGGTATCTCGTTCACTCGTCCGTCAATCACGACACCAACCGCCTCTGGCAAACAAACAACACAAGGAACTGCAGTTACTTCGCAGACAATGGTACTTGCAGCCAACACGGTAACTCGTCAGACCATCGCGGGATCTATTCAGATCGCACAACAGACAATGGACTTCACAGATCCAGCCGCAATGAACATTATCTTGAATGACCTTGCAGGTCAGTACCTCAAGCAAACCGATGACATCGCAGTTGATTACATTGTTTCGCAAAAGCAGACATCGGGTTACACATGGACAGTCACAGCTGGAGACGCAACATCGTTGATGAACGCGATCTACGGTTGCGCGGTCAACATCTCCAACACGACAAACTTGTTCCCTACGCACATGATTGTTGACCCTACAACTTGGTCAAAACTTGGCGCACAACTTGACTCAAGCAAGCGTCCATTGTTCCCAGCGATTGGCGCACCGGGCTTGATGGGTCAGAACACACTTGGCGCAGGCAACGCAACTTCTTGGTCGGGTATGAACCCACTTGGTCTTGAATTGGTAGTTGACGGCAACGCTGCAGCAAACACAATGCTCATCGTTCACGGCCCTGCTATAGAACTGTACGAAGCACAGCAAGGTATGCGTTCGGTAGATGTACCAGACTTGTTGGCTCGCACATTCAGCTACTACGGATACTTTGCAACCTTTGTACAGGATGCACAGAACCCAACAGCTGTTGCTGGTAGCCAGTTCGTCCAAGCAATCACCATCGCTTAATCGAGAGGCGGCCTAACCGCCATGACACAGACTTACAATGTCAGCGCAAAGCAACTGACATCGAACTACGCCGTACTACGAACATTAGAACCAAACAATTTCGTAGTCGGTCAGTCGATGACAGTTGCTTCCGTTGGTACACCGTTCAACGGCACATTCCAGATTCTTGACATTCCCGAGTATTACTTCATGGGAATTAACAGCACTACTGGAGCACCATATTTTGACACGACTCGACCTATTGAAAACCAAGTTTTATATGCTTGCACAGGCGACGATGTTCAGTGGGTCGTAAGCAATGTTGGCACGATTGCCTACTCACAAGTTTGCAGTTGGATTACAGCCGCCGACATTGAGGCTTGGTTAGGGATCGCAGTAGCAACCGCAGCCGATCAAACTTTTATTACACAATGCGCGTCAGCTTCGAACCAACTGATTTATCGCCGAAGGCAAGAAGCAGGATATTTTGACTCGCTTACAACTAGCCCATCAGGTGATGTCACTTTAGGAACGATCATGTACGGTGGCGCTTTGTACCGTCAACGCGGCTCAATAGATCAGTTCGCATCGTTTACCGAAATGGGTACAGCGCCAGTCACAGGACTATCGCCAATCATCCAGCAACTTTGTGGTCTGAACCGTCCAGCGGTTGCCTGATGGCTGTCGCCGCTTACACCGACCTCTTTAACGAGGCCATAGACGATCTACAAAGCCTTTTGGGAAGCGTTACGGGTTTGCAGGTAGTAAGTGACCCTAGAAACATTGTGCCGGGTACAGGGGCTGCTCTGATCGGCGCACCATCGTTTACGGCATGGTCAAAAAAGATCGTCAAAATGTCATTCCCAATCCAATTGATCTCATCAGGCCCATCAAACCTTGACTCGTTGCGATCGTTGCTTTCCACTGCAGCTCTACTACTCGGGGCAAATGTGGCGATCACTGACGGGCATCCAATAACCCTCGAGATCGGTGGGGCTACATATCCCGCATACGAACTCAACCTGAACATACAATCTCAATCAGCATGAAACTAATTATCGCATCCCCAAGGCTCGGTAAAGTCGGAGACGAATACACACCGATTGAAGGTGTCAATGTTGAAGCTTTAATCGACGGTGGCTTTCTTGTATCCACAACAGAGTCAAAAAAATCATCTAAAGTCAAATCAGAACCTACCGAGGAGAATTAAGCCATGTCCACTTCCACACTGCTCTCGAATCCAGTCATCACAATTGCTACCATCGACCTCACCGATCAATGCACCGCAGCTGTATTCACTCGCGTAATTGAACAACTTGAATCAACTGCATTTGGTACAAGTAGCCGTTCGTATGTTGGTGGTCTTGAAAACTCAACTTTGACTGTGACTTTGTACAACTCTTTTGCCGCATCAGAAACTTACGCATCACTCAAATCACTTGTTGGTACTCAAGTAACTGTTACCGCGAAACCAAGTTCTGCTGCTACTTCAGCAACAAACCCAATCAGCACTTTGACTGGCGCATACTTGTCAAGTTTGCCAATCATCAACGCGCAACTTGGCGCACTTGACACGATTGACATAACCTTCACTGGCGGTGTTTACAGCGTTGCTACTGCTTAATTAACGGCCTGACTCGGCCCGACACGAAAGGCAATTATGAAACTACGACTCAAAATAGATCTACAAGACGGCACAGGCCCTCGAGTACTCAACACCAACCTATTTGTTATCGCTGAATGGGAACGCTTAGAAGGACGCAAAATCTCTGACGGTCGAGGCATCGGTGTATCAGACATGGCGTGCTGGGCTCATATGCTTTGCAAACTTGCTGGAGACAAAGTCCCTTTGACTTGGCAAGAATGGTTAAAGCAACATCCTGATGTTGATATCGAGGTTGAGGATCAAACAAACCCAAACCCTACGGAAGGGGTCACTACCGTTATCAGTTAGCGCAACTGCTAGCGGCAACTGGTTACTGGCCCCAAGATATTCCCTTTGACGCGCGTGACCTGCTTACGGTGATTACGATATTAAACAAGTCATCGAGAGGCAACCAATGAAGGTCACCACAACAGTTCAAGTTTACGGCGTGAAAGAAACGCTTAAAGAACTGAACAGTATTGACCCGGTCGCTCGACGACAATTCACCAAGGACGCTGGCAAAGCAGCTGCACCAATTATGGACGCAGCCAAAGCCAAATATCCAAATCAATATTTGTCAGGAATGGCATCAAATTGGGGTATTGGTGGCGTAGCAAAGTTTCCGTACACACAAAGCAAAACGGTCAAAGGCTTAAGTGTCAAAGTGGATACACGCAAAAAGTCTTTGTCTGTTATCAGTGTTATCCAAAAAGATGCGGCTGCATCAATCATTGACATGGCAGGCAAGAAAGGCGGCAAAGACGCTCGAGGTGAAGCCTTTATTCGTAACTTGACTGCTAACGCTGGCGGCCCATCTCGAGTAATGTGGCCTGCAGCCGATGGCAAAACTGCCGAAGTTGAAGCAAACATGCTTGTGGTAATTGAATCAGTAATGGATGAACTCAACAGAAACTTGATGATCATATGATCCGCATACCCATCGTTTCTGATTATGACGCTAAGGGTGTAGACAAAGCACTCAAAGACTTTAATAACCTTCAAGGCGCTGGCGCTAAAACAGGTTTTGCTCTCAAGAAAGCCTTTGTACCTGCTTTAGCAGCGATCACAGGTTTAGCGGCTGGTCTTGGTCTTGCTACAAAAGCCGCAATCGAAGACGAGAAATCGCAAGTACTACTTGCTAATCAGTTGAAGAACACAACAAACGCAACTGATGCACAAGTTAAGTCAACCGAAAATCTTATTACAAAAATGCAAATGCAATACGGCGTGGCTGACGATCAGTTGCGTCCAGCGTTTGCCAACCTTGTACGCGCCACCGGGTCTTTAGAAGAATCACAAAAAGCCATGACCAATGTGATCGACTTGTCGGTAGCCAAAAACATTGACCTTGAGACTGCCTCGATGGCAGTATCTAAAGCCTTAGCAGGTCAGACAACGGCATTGTTTAAGTTAGATCCATCTCTTAAAGGCGTAATTGATAAGTCAAGTACCGCCGATGAAATTATGCGAGCGTTGACAGGATCGTTTGGTGGTGCAGGTCAAGCCGCAGCCGACACAGCCGCAGGTGGTTTTGCTCGACTGCAACAATCATTAAACGAAACCAAAGAATCCATTGGCGCAGCTCTTTTGCCAGTCATTGAAAAACTTGTACCAATCCTGCAATCGATGGCTGAATGGGCAAGACAAAACACAGATGTTTTGATCGCACTCATTGCGGTGGTTGGTGGTTTCGCTGGCGCAATCGTTGCAGCCAATGTTGCTATGAAACTTTACAACGGCTTACAGATCGTCGTTAAATTAGCCAATATTGCGTTAGGCGATTCGTTTGTGTTAGCGGCTGGAAGCGGTGGTATTGGGGCTTTGGCAACCGCATTAGGAATTATTGCAATAACAATCGGCGCAGTATATGAATTATTCAAAGAAGGCCCTCGAGCAGTTAGGGAAACAATTCAACCGTTCAAAGACTTTGTTTCTTTCTTAGGTGCAACTATTGCAACCGTAGCCAACTCTGTTGCTTCCGTAGTCAACATTGTTGTAAAGGGCATATACGAAATTGTCAACGAAGCAATAACCGCAGTTAACTACTTAAACCCATTCAAGGACATTCCACAATTTACAGCCCCACAAATACCAAGTATCTCAGTACCGAACTTTGGTACAGGAGAATACAACCCCTCTAGCGGTTTGGGGATTTTTGCTCCAGCAAACCCACCAAAAAGCGGTGGCGGATCAACAACGGGCAGTGGATTGGGTACAGACATTGCCGCAATCGCTGCAACCGCAACAGGCGGCGGATCAGCCGCAACCGCAGCTGCAAGCCGATACTCGATGTCACAAGAAGGATTCGGTCAAGGATTCTTAGGCGGTGGAATAAACGCAGTCGACGCACCATTGTCTGCCATTGGGCCAAGCCTAGAAACTTTGCAAGGATTTTTAGAAGGAGGAATTGGTCAAGACATCAAACAAGACATCACAATCAATGTCACAGGCGGACTTGATTCAAGTTCAGATATCGGTCAAGCAGTAGTCAACGCCATCAGAGCGTTCAATCGCACGAACGGCCCTGCACAAATAGCGGTTGCCTAATGGCTGGCTATTCAGTAATTGAGTCAGGGAACTATGACCTTGAGGTTGACACAGGGTATTTGTGGGATGGTTTTGTACTTGATTCAGATACCAAAGGCGTATTAAATAATACCGAGTTTGTGCTTACGGGAACTACCCAGTACGCCTCGGTCATGGATGGAACAATCTCGTTATCAGCCAAACGCGGTCGACGCGACATCGGCGATCAATTCACTTTCGGCACACTCAACTTCACACTAAACGACACACTTGCCGACGGTATTTTCAACCCGTTTGATACGACCTCGCCTTACTACGATCCAAACAACAGTCAGCCTGGACTTGCACCATTACGCAAAGTCAGATTCTCGCGCTACAACTCGTTAGGCGTGAAAAAGTATTTGTGGGTAGGGGTCATTGTCAATTATGACTACACATTCAACCTCGGCGGCTTAGACACAGTCAGCGTTAACTGTGCCGACTATTTCTATTTACTTGCCCAAACATATCTTGCTGATTGGAACACCACAGAAGAACTATCAGGAACACGCATGGCAGCTCTGCTAGCCCTTCCAGAAGTCGCATATACAGGCACACAAAGCCTTGATGCTGGCACAGTTACTCTTGGCGGTTCAGCCGCATACGATGTCGCCAACGGAACATCAGCCGCAACATATGCCAATCAAATTAATCAAGCCGAACAAGGTCGAGTATTCGTCAATCGTGACGGCACATATATATTCCAAAACAGGATCGGCAACACACTTTCGGGATCGGTAGCAGACTTCCATGATGACGGCACAGGCATCCCATACCAAGAAGTTGACATCTCATTCCAAGCCGACCAAGTCAAAAACCGTGCATCAGTAACCCACGCAGGATCTACCACTTCACAAGTCGCCAACGACACCGCCAGCCAAGCCAAATATCTGATCCAAACCATCTCAATCACAGGCTCACTTGTACACGACGACGCATCCGCTTTAGCGCTTGCCCAATACCTGATCGTTGGCAACCCTGAAGCAAGATACAACTACCTAGGCGCAAAACTACCTGCCATGACCAGCGCCCAAAAAGATGCAGTAGCCCTCATCGACATCGGCGACACCATCACCATCCAAAAGCAAATCACCACCGGGTCAACCTCATACCAGTTAGCCCAAGAACTCTCCGTCGAAGGTCTTGAGCATCGCTTGACCTTGTCGGCAGGTCACTATGTCACCTACTACACCGCGCCAACCACCATCGTCTACGAGTTCATTTTAAACGATCCGACCTATGGCACACTCAACGCAGAAAATGTCTTAGGATAGGGACACTATGACTACGCCTTTCCCATTTGTTTCGGGTGCGGTTCTTACAGCTGCACAACTAAACGCAATCACGACACTGCCGATCTCGGCTAAAACTGCCAACTACACACTTGCGGTTGGCGATGTCGGTTATCGAATCCAGATGACCAACGCAGGTTCTACAACGATCACAGTGAACACAGGCATTTTTGCAGCAGGTGACACTATTTGGATACAAAACATGGGCGCAGGTACTTGCACAATTACCGCTGGCACTGCAACAGTTTCTACGGCATCATCTTTAGCGTTGGCACAATATGGAGGTGGCACGCTTGTATTCCAAAGTGCTAGTGCTGCTACTTTTTTTAGCCAAGTGGCAGCAACCTATGGCACTGCCACAGGTGGGTCTAGTTCCTCGATCACAGTAAGCGGAACGAATTACACGCTTCTTTCGTTCTTGTCTGATGCAACTTTGACTGTCAGCAAAAGCGGATATTTTGATGTCGTTATGGTGGCAGGCGGTGGCGGTGGTGGTCGAGGTGCGTATGGTGGCGGAGGCGGCGGTGGTGGTGTAGTGCAATCCACTATTTATTTAGCTGCCACTACATACGCGGTAACGGTTGGTGCTGGTGGCACAGGCACAGTTACTAGAGAAATGAGTGGATTTGGCAGAGGTTCAGAAATTGCAGGCGTATTAACTGCCGCTGGTGGTGGCGCAGTCAACTACAACCTCGCTGACGGTATGGCTGGCGGTTCAGGTGGTGGCGGTGCATCAGGCGCTGCAGGTACAGCAGGTCCAGCGATAGCAGGTTCACAAGGCAAAAACGGTGGCACACAGGCAGCATCAGCCGCAGGTGGTGGTGGAGGATATTCGGCGACTGGCGCGAACGGTTCAGGAACCACTGGCGGCGCAGGTGGTACGGGATTACAACTTACAACCTTCACAGGCTCAACGATCACAACATGGATTGGTTGTGGCGGCGGTGGTGCAGCATCAGTTACTCAAGGCGCAGGCGGCAACTCAACAGGAGGAACGGCAGGCGCTACAGGTGGCAACGCAACAACAAACTCGGGATCAGGTGGCGGCGGTTCTTTCACATCAACGACCGCTGGCGGTAACGGATCGGCTGGCGCGGTTTACATAAGGTTTAAGTCATGACAACTTATTTCGCTCAACTTAACAAAAACAACATTGTCACCGATGTCCGGGTCGTATCACGCGAATACTTGGAAGCTAATCCAGACATTTACACAGGCGTATGGGTAGAAACTTTTTATGGTCTACCAAACAAAACATACGCAGGGATTGGCTTTATTTATGATTATGACACCCAAGACTTTTATCCGCCTGTCGAGTCTTAGCATCATGCTTGCACTCGTCCCGATCGCTTGCACCCGTGAGCGAACCAACGCGCCACATAAAACACGCAACAGAGCCCTTATGTCAGCGTGCGAAACAGTAAGGCAATGCGACAATGGCTAAAGACCGCAGCGAAATAGATTATTTGCACGCTCGAATGATTGTGTTTGTTGGTTGCACAATCGCAGTATGTTTTGCGCTTACCGTTCTTGGCTTTGTTTACGGTCTGTTGTTTGTAGATCAGCCAGTTGAGCAAGCACCGAATGATGCAGCGTTTATTGACTTACTCAAAACATTGTCAATCTTTATGACTGGCACATTGAGCGGTCTTGTAGCTGCAAACGGTCTCAAGCGAAAGCCTGCCGATGTCGGTAATACCAGCCAATCCTAAAGTCGTAGGGTCTAAGCCCTACACAGGCAACAGCGACGGTGAAGCTGCAGGCCCACGCGCTGGCATGGATGAATGGATTAGGCAAGCCATCAAACACGGCAAAGGCGCTTTCTTTAATAACGGTTCTTACGGTGTGCGAATGATGCGCGGATCCGAAACATCTTTAAGCGTTCATGCAACAGGCAGAGCTGTAGATCTTTCATATCGAATGTCTCAACAACACCAGGGCGCAAACCGTAAAGATGCGTGCGCGTTCATAAACATTGTGCTTGAAAATGCAAACGCTTTAGGTGTTGAATGTGTGCTGGATTACATCGGCCCATTCGGTAGAGGCTGGAGATGCGAACGACAAAGTTGGCAAAAATACACAAAAGAAACCATTCATGGCGTGCCGGGTGATTGGTTCCATGTTGAGATCTCGCCTGCAATGGCAGATAACCCAAACGCCGTAAAACAAGCGTTTGACAGGGTGTTTACCGAAATCCCCCACTGACGCACACAGATCCTCTATGGTCGAAGTACCGACGATAGGAGTACAAACATGAGCGAAACAAAAGTCTTTATCTACGAAGTCGGTCGATGCTCGATGGACAACGGACAAGAAATCCTTGTACAGATCTTTCGACACGAAGACACCCACAAAATCATCCGCGCCCAAATCGCTTTCCGAACATTGGCAGGCAACAGTTGGGGCGTACCTACAGAACTGGACTTCCAAAAATGAGCGATTTAATGATGAAAACCATAGTTTGGTGTGTTGGTGCATTATCAGCCGTAACTCTCCTCATAGGGGCTAGTAAAGCGCCTGAGAGTCAACCAGTAATCAACGGTCAACAGACCATCGTGCTGACCAGCGTTGTACCCACCATTCCAGTCACGACCACGACCATTGTCAAAGGCTGCACAGCTCATGTCGCTGACGCGCTTTCGGCTGGATGGCCTGCATCAGAATCACCAATGATCGCCCGAATCATCATGCGCGAATCAGGATGTAACCCACTTGCTTACAACGGTCGCGACTCAAACGGTGGAAGTCGAGGACTCTTCCAAATCAACGGCGTATGGTGCAACAAAACAAAAGCATGGCCCAACGGTTGGCTACAAGCCAAAGGAATCATCACCAAATGCGACGACCTGTTCTACCCTGACAAAAACATCATCTCCGCATTAGCCATATGGCAACATAGTGGTGGTTGGTCGCCTTGGAATCTCCCTACGCTGCCATGAGCGACCAACCATACACAGACAACGGCATAACAGAGGAGACCCGACGAATGTACCCCGATAACTACAGCGACAAACTAGGACAGGTATACAACAATCTCATAGATGAGATTGTGCGGCCATTACACGCACCATCAAAACGACCTGATCACTCAATCCTGCTTGACGAACTGACAATCATGTATGACGCACATATGACGATCGGCGGTGAACAAAATCGTTTCAACGCCTCGGTACTTCGAGCCGCAATCAACATTATTAACACGCTGTAAAAAATGTGATCTAATGATGAAAGGCACACGCCATGCAACCAACCCGACCAAAATCCTTTGGTGTCATCCCGACCTCAAAGCTTGCACGAAAGTGAAACCAATCAAATGAGCGACCAAATGCAAATGTTCCATCCATCCAACGGCTTAGAGGGCTACCGCGAACGCCTGATACAACGAAACACGGTGACGATCTCACCATCAGCAAAACCAACATCGGCTGCAGCTGCACTACGCGCCTTACCACGCACAGGCACATATCGTAAACGCATCTACGACTACCTCATTGAGTGTGGTGGCGCGACAGATGAAGAGATCGAGAACGCGCTAGGCATATCAGGAAACACGGTACGCCCTACACGCGGATCGTTAGTCAAAGACCGTCTAGTAGTTGAGACAGATGTAGAACGACCAACACAGGCAGGCAACATGGCCATAGTTTGGATGGCGCTCTGATGGCACACTTTGATCTAGCGCTTTACGAAACAGTTGCACAACGCTTAGAGCGGTGGTGGGCTAAATACGACAACGGGCGCATCATCACAACATTGCATCACTACGACGGATCAACCGTCATATTCAGGTGCGAAGGTTTCAACAACGAAGATCGAATGATTGCTACAGGATACGCCGAAGAAGTATTTGGCAACAGTCCAGTAAATAAAACATCATTCTTAGAGAACTGTGAAACATCAGCAATCGGACGAATGATCTCAAACAGTCCAATTGGTCATACAGGCGAGCGTGCATCATCAGAGGAAATGGCAAAAGTCAATCGAGTTAACTCTGCCCCGGCACAGACAAACAACTTTGCAACACCTAAACAGATTGGCTTTATGAAGTCATTACAACGCGGTAAAGGTTGGGATGATATGCAACTACTCGAGTACATACACAAAGCGCTAGGTGTAAATGATGTCGTAATGGAAACACTGACAGGTGTACAAGCTTCTAAAGTCATCGAGGGGATGAAACTATGAGTCGCACAGTATGGCTCGCATTGGCCCTAACGGTGCTATGTGCAGCTCTTATGGTGAGGTCTGATAGAAAGTAAAACTTCTTACAACTGGCGAGTAACAAGGCCGTACATCGTTCGCATGATGCGGGGCTAATCCTTGGGAACAAGGTTTGATCGGCGCGCCCAAAACCTGCAACACGAAAGGCAATGGGCAAAGCGCCGAGGCGAGTCGTAAACATAATCGACTAGATGAGCAAGGTAACGGAGTGAGGCATCCCGTGGGTGAGCATCATCACTCTGTCTCCAATTAAGGTTACGATCACATACAACAAACAAACACAACAGAGATGAACCCGACATGACACATCACTCACAACAAACAGAGAGCAAGTCCGAAGGACGCGCTAGCAATGGGTAAAGCACACCAATCCCCCGAATACCAGCGCAACCGCAAACGCCTACTATCAGAGCGCGGCATCAGCTGTCATTGGTGCGGATCAACAGAGAACCTAACCGCCGATCACCTACTCGAAGTAGACGCAGGCGGTGGACACGAAGCAGACAACCTCGTAGTCGCTTGTGCATCATGCAACAACATTCGAGGACACCGATATGTCACACAAAAAAACGCACACAAAATAAATGCAAGAAAAAACATTACAAAAGTAGAAAATGTTTTTTTACACACAAAAATAGAAACCCCGACCCAAGTCTTTCCTCTATCCGATGGCCCTAACCAGCCCGAACTGGCGCTAACTGGCCATGACCAGCCCCGATTGGAAACGATCCTGCCTGAAGCTGCCGGGTCTTACGCTGACGCTGTTAGGGATTGGGCTTTGGAGCATATGGATGTGACGCTTATGCCTTGGCAGGTACACGCTTTGCATGGTCAACTACTGCATGATGAGAACGGTGATCTTCTTCATCGAACATCGTTGGTGTCGACGGCGCGTCAGAACGGAAAAACGGTTGCATTGGGGGCGCTTGTCGGTTGGTGGCTTACAGAGATGCCTAAAATACGGGGAAAGAAACAGAAAGTGCTTTCCACAGCAAACCGACTTGACTTGGCGGTCAGTTTGTTTGATGCGCTTGCTGACATTCTTGAGATCAGGTTTGCAGCCAAGATTATTAGAGCGTATGGGCGTAACGCGGTAGAGATGCCAGACGGATCACGCTGGACGATCAGAGCTGCAAAGCCTTCTGTGGGTCACGGTACAGATAACGATCTAGTGCTAGTCGATGAGCTGTGGGATATTGCAACGATTGCTATTGACGGCGGTTTGATC